ATCTCACGCACAAAGTCGCGAAATTGGAATTCGTTTTTTCCCCCTGGTGTTTTGGGAAATTGAAATCTGAAAGTCAAGAAAAAAAATTATGAAAGGCCGAAAACCTAAACCGACTCATCTTCATTTAGTCAACGGCAATCCGGGGCGGCGTCCACGCAATCGCCGGGAGCCAAACCCGCCTAAAGGTATCCCCAATTGCCCGGAACACGTCTCGGATCGAGCTAAATTGGCCTGGGGCGCGTTCGCCGTGAAGCTCGACGAGATGGGCGTGCTTACCTATGCCGATGTTTGGGCGCTCGAGCAGTTGGTCGAGAATTACGCCGAAATTTTAGAATGGCGCAAGATCATCGCCGCCGAGGGTCGCATGGTCGATCAGACCATGAGCGACGGCGAAACCACGCGCCACGTTGTAAACCCGGCCTGTATTGCGCTCTCGGACACCGAAAAGCGCTTTCGCGCCATGATGGCCGAGTTCGGGCTCACGCCGTCGGCCCGCTCGCGGGTCAACGCCAAGCCCCCAGAACAAGAGACCGCAGACCCTGGGGCTAAATATTTTGGATGAAGCGCAAGAACCATAAAAAGAAACGTAGTGCTCCCAAGCTCAAAAAAACCAAAGATCCGATCCGTGACTATGCGCACAACGTACTTTCAGGCGCGGTTGTGGCCTGCCGATGGGTCAAACTCGCTTGCCAACGGCATTTTGCCGACCTCAAACGCAAAAACCTGGTCTGGGATCTCGATGCTGCGCTCTACGCCATCGGCTTTTTCCGCGATGTGCTTCGACTCAACGGCGGACAGTTTGAGGGCAAGCCGTTCGTCCTCGAGCCGTGGCAGGTCTTTATTGTTGGGTCGCTCTTCGGCTGGAAGCTCAAAGACGGCCGGCGCCGGTTCAATACCGCCTATGTCGAGTCTGGAAAGGGCAGCGGCAAATCGCCTCTGCTCGGCGGCGTCGGCCATTATGGACTCGTCGCCGACAACGAGATGCGCGCCGAGATCTATGCCGCCGCGGTCAAGAAGGATCAGGCCATGATCCTATTTCGCGATGCCGTGGCCATGCGCGACCAGTCGCCGCATCTGGCCGCCCGCCTGCAGAAGAGCGGCGTCGGCGAGAAGTGCTGGAACCTGGCCGACCATTCGACCGGATCCTGGTTTCGGCCGATTTCCTCGGACGAGGACAGCCAGTCAGGCCCGCGTCCGCACTTTGCGCTGGTCGACGAGGTCCACGAGCATAAAAGCTCGGTCGTGATCGATATGCTCTCGGCCGGCTTTAAGTGGCGGCGCAATCCGCTGATGTTCATGATCACAAACTCGGGGTTTGACCGCGAGACGGTCTGCTGGCGCTGGCATGACTACGTGACCAAAATACTCAAGGGCAGCGTCCCGCCGAACGACCGAGTTTTCGGCTTTATCTGCTGCCTCGACCCGTGCGAAAAGCACTGGAACGAGGGCCAGGAGCAGCCGGTCGACAATTGCAAGCAATGCGACGATTGGGCCACCGAGGGGCCCCACTGGCAGAAGCCCAACCCTAACCTTGGCGTCTCGATCGACCTCGAATATCTGCGCAATCAGGTTAGGAAGGGCGTCGACATGCCGGCCGAGCAAAACACAGTCCGCCGGCTGAACTTCGGTTTCTGGACTAACCAGGCTACGCGCTGGCTATCTATGCAGGCGTGGGACAGTTGCGCGGCGCCGATCGACTACGACAAGCTCAAAGGGCGGTCCTGTATCGTCGGCCTAGACCTCGCGAACAAGATCGATATCGCCGCATTGTGCTTGGTCTTCCCGCCCGAACGGCTCGCGCTCAAAGCCGCCGAGGAAACAACCGCGCCGGCCGATGACGGCGACGATAAAGTTACCTATTCCAAGATCGATATCGCCCAGCTCGCCGAGGACTTCGTCGTCCTGCCGTATTTTTTCATTCCCAAGGACAATATCACCGAGGCCGAGCGGCGCGATGACGTGCCCTACAGCACATGGGTCCGCGCCGGCCTGATGGAAGCGACCGAGGGCAACGTCATCGACTATCAGGCGATCAAGCAGAAACTGATCGCGCTAAACGAGGTCTATCCGATCCGGTCGAGCTACGAGAAGAACGTCACGACGCACCTGGCCGGGTTCGATCCGTGGAACGCCACCGAATTCGCCAACGACATGCGGGATAAGTATTCGATCAACATGATCGAAGTGCGCCAGGGCTATCAGACTATGAGCGAGCCGACCAAGGAAATGGCCCGGCTGGTGATCGCCAAGAAAGTGCGCCACGGCGGCAACCCGGTACTCCGCTGGATGGCCGACAACATGGTCGTGCGCACCGATCCCGCCGGCAACCTGAAGCCGGACAAGGAAAAATCGAAAAAGAAGATCGACGGTATCGTCGCGATGATTATCGCGCTGTCCCTGGCGATTCGTCATGCCAATGACGATGGCGGCAGTGTGTACGAAATGCGCGGAGTGCTTCGCGTCTAAGATGAAAAAACAAGACTGGATTTTAGCCTGTGACGGTAGCAATCCAAAATATCCGTTTGGATTTGCTTGTACGCGTTGCGATGAAACGGAAAAATTGCCGGATAAATTGCCATTAGACGCTTATTTAGCGTGGGGTAGATCATTCGCCAAAAGACATCGAGGCTGCAAGCCGTGATGCTAACCGTCGTCCTCTGGCTCTGGAAAGACGAAAATTGCAAGACGCAATACACCCCCGAACACGCCAACATCGCCGCCAGGATGATTCACCGTCATCTATCCATGCCGCACCGGTTCGTCCTGATGACCGACCAACCCGACGCGGGTTTCGACCCGCTGATCGAGCCGGTCAAGCTCTGGGACGATTGGCGCTATGTGAGAAACGAAAACAAGAATTGGCGGCAGGAAAGGCCGCACTGTTACGTCAGGCTGAAGGCTTTTAGCGAGGAAGTGCTGCCGATCTTTGGCGACCGCTTCGTCTCGATCGATCTGGATTGTCTGGTGATGGACCAACTCGACCCGCTCTTTGATCGTCCGGAAGACTTTCTTATTTACCTGCGCCCGACGACCAAGCCGATCAAAGACCGCTATCAGGCCTCGATGTGGTACATGAAAACCGGCATGCGGTCGTTTGTCTGGCACGATTTCAAGGGCGAAGAGAGCATTGAAAAGGCGAAAGGATATCTCGGCACCGATCAGGGCTGGATGAATTACCGCCTTGGACTGAATGAGGCCGGTTGGACTGCGCAGGACGGCGTTGTCGCATGGACCGCCGTCGGTTCCGATAATCGCTATCTGCACGAGCCGCCGCCGCTGACGCGGATTATTTTCTTTCACGGCGACCAAAAGCCGTTCGAATGGCAGGGCAGCAATACGAACTATGCCCGTGCGCACAATCCGGGGAGAAGTCATTTGTGGGTTGAGGGGTTTTATCGATGAATGACGAAGTAAACGAGCTACTTTCTAAGGCGTTTAAGTTTTCCGAAGATGCGAATGCAGTATTTTATGGGATGAAATTGCTTGAATATGGCGACACCAGACGATTTTCTGAGCCGCACGATTGCACGCCATGGTGTAAATTTCTATGGCCGGGCGGACATATCGCAGCGCCGTTATCAGGTCTATCGACCAAGAATGCTTGGACTAAAGAAGGTGTCGCCGCAATTAAGGCGGTCAATGGGAAGTTTAAACGCCGAAAATGATCTCTTTCGTAACCTGGAAATGGCAAGCCGCCGGCACTTCGCGCACATTTTCGTCCGCTCATGTCAATGTTTTATACGCCATGGTCAAGCGTCATTACCCGAATCCGTTTCGGTTCATCTGCATCACCGACGATCCCGAAGGGCTCGACGATCGCATCGATTGGATTCAGATCCCGGTACGCTTCGACGACCTGATAAGTCCGCAGGGCAAGCGCTTTCCTAACTGTTACTGCCGATTATGGGCGTTTTCACGTGAAGCAATCATCTTAGGCGAGCGGATTTTATCGCTGGACATCGACTGCATCATCCTTGACGACCTGCGCCCGTTGGTCGACCGTGACGAGGATTTCGTCGGCTGGTCCGATGATGAACACTTCGCCGATGGCAAGATTGCCGGCGGGATTTACTTGCTAAGAACCGGATCCATGCCTCATATTTGGGAGGATTTTGACCCTGAAAAGTCACCGACGCAGGCTTTCGAGCGCGGAAATCAGGGCAGCGATCAAGGTTGGATGTCTTACAAGATATACCCGCCTAAAGGTAAGTTCACCGTTGGCGACGGTCTGATAAAAATTAACTGGACAACTCCGGGTTGGCGTCGCGCGCCGAAGGATGCGCGGATTGTGTTTACCAATGGTGTCAAGCCGCCTTGGTCAAGTGAAATTCAGGCGCGTTATCCGTGGGTGAAGGATCATTGGCGCTGAAATGGAGAATGGATAATTGAAAATTGAGAATGATCGGATTACCGACGCCGAACTCGGACAGCTCACTGACAAATCCAGCCGCGATCCGGAGTTTTTAAAGCTCTATCGTGAGAACGATTTCTTGACAGCCTACGGCAAACACACGGACATGCGCGTGCAAGCCGACCCGCAGCAAGCCATCGGCGGCGATTGGGAGAACTATGGCAGGTTACAGGCCGATTTCTTGATTGCGCAGGGATTGCGGCCCGAACATCGCCTGCTTGATTTCGGATGCGGCACCGGGCGACTTGCGCGTATGATTGTGCCGTATCTCAATGTGGGGAATTACACCGGCGTAGAGATTTCCGCCAAAGCAAGAGCGCACGCTAGAGAACTCGCGTTAGAACAAGGTTGGGCGGATAAAAGCCCTAATTTCCATTCAGTCTTGGTCGGGTCGGTTTATGATTTTGCTTGGGCATTTTCAGTTTTTATCCATCTGCCGTCCTATCTCGTGATCGAGACCATCCGAGCTATAGCGCCGTGCAGTTGGAAATTTTATTTCAGCTACGTCCCGACCAACCTGCCCGACAATACGCGCACCGGGCTAAAACAATTCAAGCATCCGCTGTCATTCTATGAAAAAGTCGCAAGCGACCTCGGTTATTCGCTCGCCGAAGTCCTATGGCCCGGACGGCAGCGGATTTTGAAGATGGAGAAAGCATGAGCCGAATCTTCCTCGACGTCGGCGCCAACACAGGGCAAAGCCTAGCCGCGGCGATGGACCCGGTCTTTCGATTCGATCAGATTTTTTGTTTTGAGCCGGTGGAATATTGCTGGAAGTATTTAGAGAAATTCAAGGACGACAGAGTTCGCATCGAGCATTTCGGACTGTGGAACAAACCCTGCGTGAAACATGTTTTCGAGCCCGGCCTGATGGGCGCGAGCATATGGCACAAGGATAAAGCGCGGTCAGATGAGTCTGAACTTTGTCAATTTCGCCGCGCAACCGATTGGTTCAAGGAAAATATTCAATCTGGCGATATGGTTTTCCTCAAGTTAAATTGCGAAGGCGCCGAATGCGATATCCTCGACGACCTCTTGGACTCAGGCGAGTTCGACAAGGTTTCTTTTTGCATGATCGATTTCGACGTGCGCAAGATCACCGGCCAAAAGCATCGCGAGGCAGAGTTGCGAGAAAGACTGGCGGGCTTCGGCTTTCCGCGCGTGGCGACCAGCAAGCAGGTCATGGTCGGGCCGACGCATGAGGCGCGGATAAAGAATTGGCTGAGAGTAGTCGAGGCGTGATTTCGCCATTCGTGCATCATTGGATCATGGCGCGGAGGGAATCTTTGAATGTGTTGAATGAGCTGACAATTATTTTTCCGTTTTATAGAAATGTTGAAATGTTGAAGCGCCAAGTCGAAGAGTGGAACAAATACCCCGAAGGCATCAAGGTCGTCTGCGTGGATGATGGGAGTCCGGAACCGGCGTTGCCAATCATCAACCGTAATTTGTGGCCCGTAGCGCTTAGATGCGATATAGATCGCGTTCAGGTTTACCGAATCGGTATTGACGTGCCCTGGAACCGCTCGGGGGCTAGAAATCTTGGGGCTCACGTCGCAACAACCGAATGGATAATCCACGTCGACATCGATCATATTTTACCCGCCGACGCCGCAGTCGATTTACTCGCCTTCGCGCCCAACCCTAAACGCTGGTACCGCTTCCCGCGCTGGCGCGTAGGCCGCGCAGATGATACGCGCAAGAAAGATAAGATCCCCGACGATCAGGAGTATGGCGAGATTCACCCACACGTCGATTCGTATCTGGTGCGAAAGGAAGTTTATTGGGACGTCGGCGGCTATAACGAGGACTATTCCGGAGCGATCGGCGGCGGCAACCCGTTTCTGCGTCGCCTTGAGGCCGCGCAGCCCGTCGACATGTTGCCTGCGCCGATCCGCCTGGAAGTTTATACCCGCGATGTGATCAAAGACGCCTCGGACTGGTCGCTGCCACGCGACCCGAGCGAATACAGCCGGCGCAAGCGGATTATCGAGCGCGATCCCAACAAAAAGCCGAAAAACCCGTTGAGGTTTCCGTGGACGAGGGAGTTATGACCGGATGGATTAGCGTGAGTTGTAGATGTCCTGAACACAAGGGGGGAGTCGTAACTTTTAGAGAGAATGCGGAGGATTTGGATTATTTTCTAAATAGCCTCCGTGAGCGCGGCTGCTTTCCGATTGTCCGTGAAGTTAACAGCCCTTACTACAAATAAGAGACCTTTCAGGTAAGAAGCCCATTGAAACTTCCTTGGACGAGTTCATGAGCACCTATCCCCAAGTCATAGGCGAGGGCGAAACCCTCGCCGCTCTGCTCAACGGCAAATCCATCGCCCGCTATGGCGACGGCGAGCTGAAACTGGTTGACGTGCAAGGCTATTCTAGAGAGCCACCATCTTATGAGCTGGCCGACGAACTCTACAAGATTTTGCGCCGCCCGAATAAAAATTGTCTCGTTGGCATACCGACCATGTCGCCCGAGGGGCCGAAGTATCTAAACTGGATGCGCCACGAATCGCGATTTCTCAAAGTACTCAATCCGGACGTGCAATATTACAGCTCATTCATCACGCGGCCGGACTCCGCGCCGTGGATCAATACGCGCGAGTTCGCGTCGATGTTTGAAAGGATTTGGCTCGGCCGGCAGGTGACGGTCATGTGCGAAAACGGCAGTTCGATTCTAAAGGCCGTCAGATTAACAACCAAGCTCACGCCTATTCGATGCCCGAGCCGAGAGGCTTACGCGGAGATTGATCGTCTTGAGGCTGAAATTGTCGCTACTAAACCGGACGTTGCTCTGTTATCATGCGGGCCGACGGCGACTTGTCTCGCGCATCGGCTGGCGAGTCAAGGGATTCATGCCGTCGATGTTGGCAGCGCGGGCGGGTATCTGTTGAAGTTGTTGACGAGCAAGCAATGAATGCGGCAACTCTAAAAATGATTCGCGATATGGAAGGCGATCAATTTAGCTACGTCCAAGGCAAAAAGCCCGAAGGGTCAGCAAATATTCGCACCGTGGTCGGTTTATCCGCGGCGATGGTAAGAGAACTGGATTTGAGTTTTAAGATTCCGGCCCGAGCGATTTTGTCGGGAAAGCTTTCAATAGTCAGTCTATGGAAGCCTGAGCCGAAGGAATGGATCGACAGTTGGTTAGTGTGGCGGCTACATTCGCCCAAGCCGGTTGTTTTAGGAAGGGTGCCGCTGGAATGAACCTCGCCGTAATCTGGGGCGGTAAATCCACAAAAAAACGCGCGCGCCGACGGGTGGACGAG